TCTGGCGGGTGTTGAAACCTGCCGGAAGCCTTTACCTGTTCTGTGGGCATCGCCTGGCATCTGATATTGAGATCATGATGCGTGAACGCTTCAACGTCATGAACCACATTATCTGGGCGAAGCCATCAGGGCGTTGGAACGGTTGTAATAAAGAAAGCCTGCGCTCTTACTTCCCCGCGACGGAACGCATCCTTTTCGCTGAGCATTATCAGGGGCCATATAAGCCGAAAAGCGACGGATTTGCTGAGAAAAGCAACGAGGTCAAACAGCACGTCATGGCTCCGTTAATCACCTACTTTCGTGATGCACGAGCCGAACTGGGGGTCACGTCCAGGCAAATAGCTGACGCTACCGGAAAGAAAAATATGGCGTCTCACTGGTTCGGTACCAGTCAGTGGCAACTACCAAACGAGCAGGATTACGAAAAGCTGCAGGAATTGTTCACTCAGATCGCCATTGAGAAGCACCGCGCCTCTGAACTCAAAGCACCGCATCACCAGCTGGTGGCCACATGGCATTCGTTGAACCGGAAATACCTTGATCTGCTGGAAGAGTACAAATCTCTTCGGCGGCATTTCTCTGTGACAGTAGCCGTGCCCTATACAGACGTCTGGACACATAAACCCGTCCAGTTCTATCCAGGCAAACACCCGTGCGAAAAGCCCGCTGATATGTTGCGGCAAATCATCAACGCCAGCAGCAGGCCCGGCGATGTGGTAGCTGATTTCTTTATGGGCTCGGGATCAACTGTTAAAGCAGCCATTGAACTGGGCCGCCAGGCTATCGGCGTAGAACTGGAAGAGGAACGTTTCAACCAGACGGTAAGTGAGGTAAGGCAGCTGGCAGGGGAATAAAAGCTTGGGTCGCTATCGCGGCCCTTTTTATTACCTCAACTGGACACCCGCAACGTAGCGAGGTGAGAGCATGTATCGAATGGAAAAAATCACGACGGGTATTGCATACGGCGCATCGGGTGGGGGGACCGGATACTGGTTGCTTCAGCTCCTCGATAAAGTCTCTCCATCTCAATGGGCGGCCATTGGTGTGCTCGGTAGCCTCATGTTTGGTTTGCTGACGTGGTTAACGAGTCTGTACTTCCAAATCAAAGCGGATCGCCGCAAAGCTGCGCGAGGTGAATGATGTCGAACAAAGCAAAGCTCAGCGTAGCAGTGCTGGCGCTAATCGCGTCAGGGGCTTCTGCTCCACTCATTTTTGACCAATTCATCAGCGAGAAAGAAGGCAATGCGCTGGTGGCCGTTGTTGATCCGGGTGGGGTCTGGTCTTTATGTCACGGCGTGACCGTTATCGATGGCAGGCGTGTTGTTAAAGGCATGACGGCCACTGAGGAACAATGCCGGAAGGTTAACGCTATTGAACGCGATAAGGCATTAGCCTGGGTTGATCGCAATATCAAAGTGCCTCTGACAGAGCCTCAGAAGGTGGGTATCGCATCCTTCTGCCCGTATAACATCGGCCCCGGTAAATGCTTCCCATCGACCTTCTATAAGCGCATCAACGCAGGTGACCGCATCGGTGCATGCGAGGCAATCCGCTGGTGGATTAAAGACGGTGGCCGTGATTGTCGTCTAACCAAAGGCCAGAAGAATGGCTGCTATGGCCAGGTTGAGCGACGGGACCAGGAAAGCGCGCTGGCGTGCTGGGGGCTGGACCAATGAAAATTAATCCGGGTCTTATCGGCGTTGTCGTTATTGCTGGCCTTTCCGTCGCTCTCGTTAAGAGCTGCTCCGACGCCAGTAGCCTACAGAGCGATAACGACGTTCTGCGAAGTGACAACTCTATGCAGGGGCAGGTGATCGCCACCCAGGCATTCAACTTCAATCGATTCAATCAGGTTGCAGAACATGCCAACAGGCTTAACTCCCTGATCGACACCAGCACCGAAGAAACCGTAATTGAATACCGGGAGATACTCCGCCGTGAAAAAACCTGTGATCTGCCTGTTCCTGCTGACATTGCTGGTGGGCTGCTCGAATACGCGTACCGTTTACGTTCCAGCGCAATGCACGCCGATACCGACGGACCTGACGCAGCCGATGATAGTACCGCTGCCGCCGGCTCAATAACGTACTGCCAGGCTGTACTCTGGATTAAGCCGCTGCTGGCCGTGATTGAAAAGGGCAATAACAATTTCGCTGGAATTCGTCAAATAGAGAGCGAGCGTCAATAGTCTTTATCCCTAGCAAGGGATAAAGCAACCATTATCCCCGCTAAGGGATAGGCGTTACAGCAGACACTCACCTAATGCCTGTTGCCATTCAGCCAAGGAGCCAGCCTATGAAAAAAGTTAAAGTTACAATTGCTCACCTTGAAGAGCACTACGAGGGTATTGTTCGAGCCGCAAACGTCACATTCCAGGTTATTCAGAATGAAAGTGTGATAGTGAAGGATTCTTTATCCGGTAAAGCTTCCCATCCCTTCACTAAAATTTACGCTGTCGATGTTGATGAATCAGCTGTACATGTGATGCATGATCGGCCTGATTTGAGCTGGTTAACAATTACAGCAGAGCTTGTTGAATAGTATTTATTTTGCAGCTTCAATTGCTTAGCATTATCTCCGGGTACCCAAAGGAGATAAATATGTTTGTTGCAGAAGGCTTGAAGCCTGACCTTGATAATATAGGTTGGGTTATGGGGTGGGGGGTTGTAAGGAATGCCCCGTGGCATTTAGTCGGTGTTTACGCCACCAAAGATGTGGCCGAAACTAAGGCAGCCTCACTAGGTGAGGGCTATGAAGCCCATTATGGCTCACATCGGTTAGGCTCTGACGACTTCATCCACCACAACTTCACGCGCAGTTAACAAAAGAAGTTGTTCGATATTTAGCCTCGCTTATGCGGGGCTTTTTTATGTCCGCAGTAAACCGCGCATTCTCGTGCGCATATCAACCAAGAGCTTTTCGGGATATGAGACAGAGACAGGACGGTGGCTTACATCGTGCCGCTCTTGGGCTGTCCATGTCTGCGAGAACTGGCTCATATCACCAAAAAGGTAAATACGATGTCCAATATCATCCCGATTGATTTCGAAGGCCATCCCATGCGTTTTTCTGACGATGGCTGGTTTGACGCGACTGCGGCAGCTGACAAGTTCAACAAGGAGCCGGCTCAGTGGCTTAGGCTTCCTGAGACTGTCCGTTACATCGAGGCGTTAAAGAGTAGATATGGGAATATCACATATGTAAAAACCAGCCGCGCTCGCAAAGACCGTGGCGGCGGAACATGGCTTCACCCAAAGCTGGCGGTCAGATTTGCTCGATGGCTTTCTGTAGATTTTGAGATCTGGTGTGATGAGCAAATTGACGCAATCATTCAGGGTTCCGTTCATCATATCGACGATGAAAGAATAAAGGCTATTTTCCTTCTGGATAAATCTCAGCCATGGGAAAAGAGGTTTAGCGATCCGTTTTATTCTGCGATGTTCAAAATGTCAGGGCTGCCCCGTCATCGACCAGGTCGTCGCCCCGCACTATTTGGGATGATCAGTGCCAAGTGGGTATATGGCCAGGTATTACCACCAGAAGTATATGCAGAGGTTAAAAGACGGCTGGCTGCGGGAGACAAAATCCATCAGCACCTTAAACCTGACGCGCTGACATTGGTTGAGCGACAGATCATTGCCGTTACCAGCATTGCCAATGGGTGCTCTGATTATCGTGATTTCGAAGCGCGTTGCATGTCGGCATTCCCGGTGAAAGGGCAGATGAAATTGCTCTATGCGGCGGCCTGATCATGAGCACCCGAATAATAGAATGCGCCTCCAGAGCGGGGCGCGACTTCTCAGAGTTCATGAAAGGCGAGAAGGGCATGATGGAAGCATTGGCCTCGGTGGATGAGTTTGGCGAGCAGCTGCGCCTCAACGGCTGTGTCAATCATCACTTTGTTAGCTACATGATGCGGAACTCGATCATGCAGGCATTCATGGACATGGCAAAAGCCGAGAGGAAAGAAGAGCGCCGGCGTAAGCGAGCGGAAGCAAAAGCGAAGTAGCCATTACAAAGCCCATCTACTGGTGGGCTTGATAATGGTTATCCCCGCAAGCGGATAATATGGTTTTTATCCCCTGCGGGGTATAAATAGGACTTGCAAATGCGGGGTTTATCATTTTGAAGCCAATGACAGGAGTGGGTATGACACTTGAAGAACGAATTACAGCTTTAGAAAAGGCAGTCACATGCATTGTGAATGAAAAGCAAGAGGACACAACTGCCTTTGTTGATAAAATTATTCAGGAGATGCGTCAGTCCTCAGTATTTTCGCAGCTTCTAGAAAGGCCTCGTGAAGATTAGGGATGTTTTTAACACGTTCAGGATCAAGTTTTTCCTGGACAAATTTTGTCAACCCATCATATAAATCTTTGTTCGGGTACAGCTCATTAACTGCTTTAATTAGTGCTCCAAAAGCAAGCTGATTTGCTATTTTTTGTACGGCTAATTCTTTTTCTAACTGCTCAACCTTTTCTTTTAAACCAAAACCTTCTGACATTTTTGATTCCTTATTCTGAGGTAATCAGCCATTACTCTTTATTAAGTGCGCCAGTGTCCCACCACCGACGGGCTGAATGCCTACATTAACCAGGGTTAAGACGAAACAACACCCTGATATTCAAACAGTAGCCGCCATCACGCGGCTTTTTTATGCGCATCGCACGCGCACATCGTAGAAAGTCTTTCAGCTGTGAGCCTGGGCAAACCGTTAACTTTCGGCGGCTTTGCCGTGCGACAGGCTCACGCCTAAAAGGAAATAAATCATGGGTCATAAAATTATCACGTTGTCCGGCGCGGCGACGGATGTTCTGTATGCGCTGTTTTTCCGTGGCGCGCTTCAGTCTGGTGATCTGCCAGCCAAATCTGGTGCTGCTGAGCTTCTAGAGCTGGGATTCGCTGAAACACGCCATACCGCGACGGAGTATCAAAAGGAAAATTATTACACCTTCCTGACCGCTGAAGGGCAGGAGTTCGCCATTAAGCACCTGGTGAATACGCGCTTTGGTGTTCCTGCTGGTGGTTATATTGGTGGCTCTGTAAATATTCAGTTTGGCCGGATAGAGAACGACCCACGAAAAGGCTATGCCATCAATGTTGGCATCTGTCCCGAAATTAAGACCGGCGTGAAGCTATCCCCTGAAATGGTAAAAGCGATCTCAGATGTTGTGTCCGAGGAACTGAAGAAGAGTCTTCGGCCAGGTGGCACGATATGGTCAGCGCTGTTGCGATGAATGGACGTTTAGACGTCCAAATGGGTGCGAATCAAGTCGCATTCCAGCAAATGATAATCATTATCATTTGCGGGTCCTTTCCGGCGATCCGCCTTGTTACGGGGCGGCGTCCGCGCAGATTCTCGCTATTTATGAAAATTTTCTGGTTTATGCCATTTCCGTTCTTCTTCTTGTTTACTCATTGTTTTTGTTAAAAACGTCCTCTCTCCAGAAAGGAAATGCTGAGCAAGGAAAACGGAAGTTTACCGTTGATTGTTTCCTTTCTCTGTTTTTTGCCAGGAGTAAGCCATGGAGGTTAACAAAAAACGCTTATCCGAAATTTTCGGGGTAAGCGTCCGAACGATTCAGAACTGGCAGGAGCAAGGTATGCCGGTTGTCCGCGGTGGTGGCAAAGGTAATGAGGTTCTCTTTGAATCTGCTGCTGCAATCGAATGGTACAGTGCGCGCGATGCAGCTATAGAAAATGAAAAGTTGCGGAAGGAAGTTGAAGATCTCCGTATCGCTTCTGAGTCCGATCTTCAACCTGGCACGATTGAATATGAGCGACACCGACTTACGCGAGCTCAGGCTGACGCTCAGGAATTAAAAAATGCAAAAGAGTCCGCTGAAGTGGTGGAGACCGCATTCTGCACGTTCGTGCTGTCGCGGGTAGCCGGAGAAATCGCCAGCATTCTCGATGGAATACCTCTGTCGGTTCAGCGGCGCTTCCCGGAGCTGGAGAACCGACATATTGATTTCCTCAAGAAGGACATCATTAAGGCCATGAACAAGGCAGCTGCGCTGGATGAAATGATACCGGGGTTGCTGAGTGAATATATCGAACAGTCAGGTTAAGGGGCTGCAGCACTCTGCGCGGGCGGGGTTACGTTCGCTGTACCGGCCGCAACCGCAAACAGCAGTTGAATGGGCAGATGAGAATTATTATCTCCCGAAAGAGTCTGCCTACCAGGAAGGGCGCTGGGAAACACTGCCATTTCAGCGTGCAATTATGAATGCGATGGGTAATGACTATATTCGCGAGGTGAATGTCGTTAAATCGGCTCGTGTCGGCTACTCAAAAATGTTGCTCGGCGTTTACGCATATTTCATCCAACATAAACAGCGTAACTCCCTAATATGGTTACCAACCGACGGTGATGCTGAAAACTTCATGAAGTCTCATGTAGAACCGACCATTCGTGATATTCCGACGTTGCTGGCGCTTGCTCCCTGGTACGGTAAAAAACACCGGGACAATACGCTGAGCATGAAGCGTTTCTCGAATGGTCGTGGTTTCTGGTGCCTGGGCGGTAAGGCTGCAAAAAACTACCGTGAAAAATCAGTTGATGTGGCTGGCTACGACGAGCTCGCCGCTTTCGATGATGACATCGAGAAAGAAGGTTCTCCCACCTTTCTGGGTGATAAGCGTATTGAGGGTTCTGTATGGCCGAAATCCATTCGCGGATCTACACCGAAAGTCAAAGGTACGTGCCAGATAGAAAGAGCTGCTAAGGAGTCTGAACATTTTCTTCGGTTCCATGTTCCATGCCCACACTGTGGGGAAGAGCAGTATCTGAAATTCGGTGATAAAGAGACACCATTTGGCTTCAAATGGTCTCCGGGAGAACCTGCCAGCGTTTACTACCTCTGTGAACACAATGCCTGTGTGATTAAACAACAGGAGCTGGAATTTCTGGAGGCCAGGTATATTTGTGATGAAACAGGTATCTGGACACGAGACGGCCTTAACTGGTTTTCTTCATCCGGTACCGAAATTGAACCTCCTGACAGCGTTACATTCCACATCTGGACCGCATATAGCCCGTTCACAACCTGGGTGCAGATCGTCAAGGACTGGATAAAAACAAAAGGTGATACGGGTAAGCGAAAAACTTTCGTTAACACGACCCTGGGCGAAACGTGGGAACCGAAAATAGGTGAACGACCCGATGCTGAAGTTTTAGCGGAACGAAAAGAGCACTTTGAAGCGTCTGTGCCGGAGCGAGTGGCATATCTGACAGCGGGTATTGACTCCCAGCTTGACCGTTACGAAATGCGTGTTTGGGGATGGGGGCCGGGAGAGGAAAGCTGGCTTATCGACAAAATTATCATTATGGGTCGTCATGATGATGAGTCGACTCTCGCTCGAGTTGATGAAGCGATCAACAGGACGTATAAGCGCCAGAACGGTCTCGAAATGGTTATATCCCGCACTTGCTGGGATATTGGCGGCATTGATCCCACCATCGTCTACAACCGCTCAAAAAAACACGGTCTGTTTCGTGTGATCCCTATAAAGGGGGCGTCGGTTTATGGAAAGCCAGTGGCGAACATGCCACGCAAGCGTAACAAGAATGGTGTTTACCTCACAGAGGTAGGAACAGACACCGCAAAAGAGCAGATTTATAACCGTTTCACGCTGGTGGCGCAAAGAGACGAGCCGCTGGCGGGAGCGGTTCATTTCCCGAATAACCCAGAAATCTACGATCTAACAGAGGCCCAACAACTAACAGCTGAAGAGCAGGTGGAAAAATGGGTAGACGGAAAGAAAAAGATCGTCTGGGACAGCAAAAAACGACGAAATGAGGCGCTCGATTGCTTTGTTTATGCACTGGCGGCGCTGCGTATAAGCATATCCCGCTGGCAGCTAAATCTTGATTCACTTCTGGCCAGCCTGCTGGAGGAAGAAGGCAGCCGTAACAATAACAAGACCCTGGCGGATTACGCGCGGGCATTATCTGGAGATGAATAATGGCAACACAGACTGAACTGGATGCCGCGCGCGCTGCGTTACATGACCTGATGATGGGAAAGCGCGTGGCGACGGTACAGAAAGACGGTCGAAGAGTGGAATTTACAGCCACTTCAGTCAGCGATCTCAAAAAATATATTGCTGACCTTGAATCTCAGGTTGGCACCACATCACGACGCCGGGGGCCAGCAGGGTTTTACGTATGAAAATACCATCTTTGGTGGGACCTGACGGGAAAACATCCCTTCGGGAATACGCAGGATATCATGGCGGTGGAGGCGGGTTTGGTGGGCAGCTGCGAGGCTGGAATCCGCCGAGTGAAAGTGCAGATGCCGCACTCCTACCCAACTATTCTCGCGGAAATGCCCGCGCTGACGATCTGGTGCGAAATAATGGCTACGCGGCAAACGCCGTGCAGCTCCACCAGGACCACATCGTCGGGTCATTTTTCAGACTCAGTTATCGACCAAGCTGGCGTTATCTGGGAATAAATGAGGAGGATTCACGGGCATTCTCGCGGGATGTGGAAGCTGCATGGAATGAGTATGCCGAGGACGACTTTTGCGGGATTGATGCCGAGCGTAAGCGAACGTTTACGATGATGATCCGTGAAGGTGTGGCCATGCATGCGTTTAACGGTGAATTATGCATGCAGGCGACATGGGACAGCGATTCAACGCGTCTTTTCCGTACTCAGTTCAAAATGGTCAGTCCGAAGCGCGTCAGTAATCCAAACAATATCGGTGATACCCGGAACTGTCGCGCTGGGGTAAAAATCAATAATAGTGGTGCTGCGCTGGGATATTACGTCAGCGACGACGGATATCCCGGTTGGATGTCACAGAACTGGACCTATATTCCGCGCGAGCTTCCTGGTGGCCGCCCCTCGTTTATCCATGTATTCGAACCGATGGAGGATGGACAGACCCGTGGGGCTAATGCGTTTTACAGCGTGATGGAGCAGATGAAAATGCTCGATACCCTGCAAAATACCCAGCTCCAGAGCGCGATAGTGAAGGCTATGTATGCCGCTACCATCGAGAGTGAACTGGATACCCAATCGGCGATGGACTTTATTCTCGGCGCGGATAATAAAGAGCAGCAGAGCAAACTTACGGGCTGGCTCGGTGAAATGGCGTCCTATTACTCAGCTGCGCCGGTTCGCCTGGGTGGGGCAAGGGTTCCACACCTGTTGCCGGGTGATTCTCTCAACCTTCAGTCGGCGCAGGATACCGATAACGGCTACTCGACTTTTGAACAGTCCCTGCTGCGTTATATTGCCGCTGGGCTTGGTGTGTCGTATGAGCAGCTTTCGCGAAACTATTCGCAGATGAGCTACTCGACCGCACGCGCAAGTGCTAACGAGTCCTGGGCGTACTTTATGGGGCGTCGCAAGTTTGTTGCGTCCCGACAGGCCTGCCAGATGTTTCTTTGCTGGCTGGAAGAAGCAATTGCCAGAAGGGTGGTCACGCTTCCTTCGAAAGCCCGTTTCAGTTTCCAGGAGGCTCGAACAGCCTGGGGGAACGCCAGCTGGATTGGCTCTGGCCGGATGGCGATTGACGGGCTGAAAGAGGTGCAGGAAGCCGTCATGCTTATTGAGGCTGGTCTCAGCACGTATGAGAAAGAGTGCGCCAAACGCGGTGATGATTATCAGGAGATTTTTGCCCAGCAGGTCCGGGAAACAATGGAGCGTCGTGCTGCGGGTTTGAAACCACCGGGATGGGCCGCTGCCGCTTTTGAGGCTGGACTGAAAAAATCAAACGAGGAGGAGCAAGATGGCGCACGAGCTGCGTAATCTTCCGCATATCGCCAGTATGGCCTTTAATGAGCCGCTGATGCTTGAACCCGCCTACGCGCGGGTTTTCTTTTGCGCACTGGCTGGCCAGCTGGGCATCACCCGGCTGACAGATACCGTCTCCGGCATCACGCTTGATGCCGGACAAATAGCCGAACCGCTGGCACTGTTTGGTGATGATGATGACATGGAACCCCGACCATCGCGCAGCTATCAGGTGGCAAATGGTATCGCGGTCTTGCCGGTTTCCGGCACTCTGGTGAGTAAAACCCGTGCGCTGCAGCCTTATTCCGGGATGACGGGTTACAACGGGATCATCGCTCGCCTGCAGCAGGCCATCAGTGACCCCGGCGTCGACGGCATTCTGCTGGACATGGATACGCCGGGTGGAATGGTGTCAGGGGCATTTGACTGCGCTGACATTATTGCCCGTATGCGCGATATCAAACCCATCTGGGCGCTGGCCAATGACATGAACTGCAGTGCAGGTCAGCTTATTGCTAGTTCGGCATCGCGACGGCTGGTCACGCAAACGGCCAGAACCGGCTCCATCGGGGTAATGATGGCGCACAGCAACTATGGTGCTGCGCTAAAAACTAACGGCGTTGAGGTCACGCTGATTTACAGCGGAGATCACAAGGTCGACGGCAACCCTTACGAAAAGCTCCCTGAAGATGTGCGTGCTGATTTCCAGACGCGTATCGATGCCACCCGTCAGATGTTTGCCGAAAAAGTTTCCGCTTATACCGGTATGTCCGTTCAGGACGTACTGAACACCGAAGCGGCAGTATTTTCCGGCCAGGAGTCCGTGGATAACGGGCTGGCGGATGAACTTGTTAACAATACCGATGCGCTCGGCGTGATGCGCGAAGCACTCGACAGACGCAAAAAAACAACCCTTGGAGGAACTATGCCATCACCTTCTGCATCTGCAGCGACCAATAATCCAGCCGACCAGTCAGCTACTCAGACTACTGCACCGGCTGAGCAGGTCACCACGGTTGACGCAACCACTACTGCCGCAATGTCTCCAGTAGATGTGAGTGCTCAGGTCTCTGCAGCAGTAGCAGCAGAGAACGGTCGCATCATGGGGATCCTGAACTGCGAAGAGGCGAAAGGGCGAGAGTCACAGGCTCGCGTACTGGCCGAAACGCCGGGAATGACGGTCGAGAGCGCACAGCGCATTCTGGCTGCTGCACCGCAAAGTGCCCAGGCGCGTACCGATACGGCACTGGATCGCCTGATGGAAGCTGCACCAGGTGCAGTATCAGCAGGCAACGCATCGACTGATTCCGTTGATGATTTGTTAAATACTCCCGTTTAAGAGGCAATCATGGTAATTACCGAAGTTTTCACACATACCCAGCCGCTTGGTAACAGCGACCCGGCGCACACCGCGTATGGTCCAGGCGAACTGACGGCATCCACCCCAGCCATGACACCGCTCATGCTGGATGCTACCTCTGGCAAGCTGACCGCCTGGGATGGTACTCATGCTGGCGAGGCTGTGGGCGTTCTGGCTGTAACCGCAGACCAGAACAGCGCGGAACTGGCATATTACAAATCTGGCTCTTTCCGTATTGAAGATGTCCTCTGGCCATCTGCCGTCACCGACGACAACATTAAACGTAACGCGTTCGCCGGTACTGCAATCAGCATCGTTTAATCCGCATTTCTACAACCATCATCATTCATAAAAGCCGCTTGCGCGGCTTTTTTTACGGGAAAAATCTATGTCCGTTTACACCACTGCCCAACTGCTGGCGGTCAATGAGAAGAAATTCAAATTCGATCCGCTTTTCCTGCGTATCTTTTTCCGCGAAACCTATCCCTTCAGTACAGAGAAGGTTTACCTGTCGCAAATTCCTGGCCTGGTCAATATGGCGCTTTACGTCTCGCCGATTGTCTCCGGCAAAGTGATCCGCTCCCGTGGCGGCAGCACGTCTGAATTCACGCCGGGTTATGTGAAGCCGAAACACGAAGTTAACCCACTGATGACTCTCCGCCGCCTGCCGGATGAGGATCCGCAGAATCTCGCTGACCCGGTCTATCGCCGTCGCCGCATTATCCTTCAGAACATGAAGGATGAAGAGCTGGCGATTGCTCAGGTCGAAGAGAAACAGGCTGTTTCGGCGGTGCTCAGCGGTAAATACACCATGACCGGGGAAGCGTTCGAGCCTGTTGAAGTCGATATGGGCCGCAGCGCTGGTAACAACATTGTCCAGGCCGGTGCGGCTGCATGGTCAACCCGCGACAAAGAAACGTATGACCCGACCGATGACATTGAAGCCTACGCGCTCAACGCCAGCGGTGTGGTCAACATCATTGTGTTCGATCCGAAAGGCTGGGCGCTGTTCCGTTCCTTCAAGGCTGTTGAGAAGAAGCTGGATACGCGTCGTGGTTCTAACTCTGAGCTGGAAACTGCCGTGAAAGACCTGGGTATGGCTGTTTCATACAAGGGGATGTTTGGCGATGTGGCCATCGTGGTGTACTCCGGCCAGTACGTCGAAAACGACGTCAAAAAGAATTATCTGCCGGACCTGACAATGGTGCTGGGGAATACCCAGGCTCGTGGCCTGCGTACCTATGGCTGCATTCTTGATGCTGATGCCCAGCGCGAAGGTATCAATGCCTCGACACGCTACCCGAAAAACTGGGTGCAGTCGGGGGATCCGGCGCGCGAATTCACCATGATTCAGTCAGCTCCGCTGATGCTGCTGCCAGACCCTGACGCATTCGTCTCCGTCAAACTGGCATAACTTCCCCCAGTGGCCCTGTCGGGCCACCTTTCTGGAGTATTTCCCATGACAGAAAAAGAAAAGCTGGTCGCCCGCCTGAATGAACTTGGGACCCAGCTTAACCGCGAGGTCAGTACCAGCGGCACCATTCAGGAACTGACGATGCGTATTGCTGAGCTTGAAGAGGAACTGGATGGCAATGCCGGGTCAGTTGACGGTGAAAACGGCGTGCAGAATGCTTCCGACAGCACCGACAGCACCGACAGCACCGACAGCACCGACAACAATGTTGCTAACGTGGCAAAAGTAAAAACGGAATCGGCCACAACGGGTGACCTGGTATCAGTAGAAACGCTGGCCACCCTGCATATTGACGCTCTGCATGCCACGCGTAACGAGCCGGTATCTATCGTAGAGCCTGGTGTGATTATCCGCGTATCTGAACAGGATGCCGACGACTTGATCGCAAAGGGGCTGGCTTTCGAAGTCTGAAGGGGGCCACATGGCTGATTTCGATAATCTCTTTGACGAGGCCATGTCGCGAGCTGATAGCGCTATCCGTGGTGTGATGGGCACAGAGGCAAAGGTGATGTCAGGCGCTTTGTCAGGTGCCACCCTGGTCGGTGTATTCGATGATCCAGAAAATATCGGATATGCCGGTGCCGGGATTCGTGTTGAAGGAACCAGCCCGACCCTGTTTGTGGAAACCGCCACTGTCAGGCAGCTGCAGCGTATGGACACGCTGACGATTAACGGTCGGCAATTCTGGGTTGAACGTATTGGTCCGGATGACTGTGGCTCCTGTCATATCTGTCTGGGTAACGGCTCTCCACCTGCATCTTCGCGTCGCCGTTAAGGAGCGCATATGTCCATAAAAGGCCTTGAACAGGCCATAGAAAACCTTAACAGCATCAGCAAAACGGCTGTTCCGCGGGCATCGGCGCAGGCCGTTAACCGCGTGGCAAACCGGGCCGTCAGCCGCAGCGTGGCAGTCGTATCAAAAGATACGCGCGTACCGCGAAAACTGGTAAAGCAACGCGCCAGGGTGAAGCGTGCGACGGTCAATAGACCTCGTGCACTTATCCGGGTAAACCGGGGAAATTTACCGGCCATTAAACTCGGTACCGCAAGCGTGCGACTTTCCCGCAGAAAACGGGACAAGAAAGGGGCCAACAGCGTTCTGCGCATAGGGCCATTTCGTTTTCCGGGCGGCTTTATCCAGCAACTTAAAAATGGTCGCTGGCATGTCATGAGGCGGACTTCAAAACCTCGTTACCCCATTGAAGTGGTCAGCATCCCGCTGGCAGCTCCATTAACTACGGCATTTAAAGAAGAACTGCCGAAGCTCATGGAGTCAGATATGCCCAAAGAGCTCCGGGCATCCCTTACCAACCAACTCAGGTTAATTCTGACACGATGAAACACAGCGATATTCGCAAGGTGATTATTGACGCGCTGGAAAGCGCGATTGGTACTGATGTCATTTATTTTGACGGCAGACCTGCAGTGCTCGAAGAGGGTGATTTTCCCGCTGTTGCCGTCTACCTGACAGATGCGGAATACACAGGGGAAGAACTGGACGCCGATAGCTGGCAGGCCATTCTGCATATCGAAGTCTTTCTTGAGGCTCAGGTACCTGATTCTGATCTGGATGACTGGATGGAGACGAGAGTGTATCCGGTTCTCGCAGAGGTTCCGGGGCTTGAATCTCTTATCACCACAATGGTTCAGCAGGGCTATGACTACCAGCGCGATGACGATATGGCGCTGTGGAGTTCTGCCGACCTGAAATATTCCATTACTTACGACATGTGAGGACCCTATGGCCACACCAAACCCGCTGGCACCAACAAAAGGTGCTGGTACCACCCTCTGGGTTTACACCGGAACTGGTGATCCATACGCCAATCCGCTTTCAGACGTTGACTGGCTGCGCCTGGCAAAGATTAAAGACCTGCAGCCCGGAGAACTGACAGCTGAATCGGAAGATGACACCTACATCGATGATGAGAATGCCGACTGGACATCAACGATGCAGGGGCAGAAATCAGCCGGTGAAACAAACCTGACGCTCGCATGGATGCCGGAGGATTCCGGTCAGCAGGACCTGGTGAACTGGTTCGATGAAGGCACCGTGAAGGGGTATAAAATCAAATATCCGAATGGTGTTGTCGATGTCTTTAAGGGCTGGGTGAGCAGTCTCGGCAAGACCATCTCGTCTAAAGAGGTCATGACCCGCACGGCAAAAATCACCAACAATGGCAAACCATCGCTGGCCGAAGACAGTGGTACCGCGCCGATTGCCGTTACGGGGATCAGCCTGGATAAATCCACGGCGGCTGTGGCTGTCGCGGCCACGACGCAACTGGTTGTTTCTGTCCTGCCAGCAAGTGCTTCAGATAAGTCTTTCCGCGTAGCCAGTTCTGATCCGTCAAAAGCAACGGTCACCGTCAGCGGCAATACCCTGACTGTTACCGGCGTGGCGGCAGGCACCGTCGAGATCATCGTAATGAGCAATGACGGTAACTTTGTGGCGATCTGCAAAGTCACTGTTTCCTGATAACCGGGGCGAAAGCCCCGTTCCCCCGGAGTAATTATGTTTCTAAAGAGCGAGCTGCTTGAAAGTAACGGCAGCAGCGTCACATTGTTCCAGCTGTCGGCGCTGCAGCGTATTGAATACCTCGAATATTTCAATAGGCCAGTATAACGCAGCAATGCGTATGCTTCCGGCGCAGTTTACCGATATAGCTACGCAGCTAGCGGGCGGGCAGAACCCATGGCTGATTCTGCTTCAGCAGGGCGGTCAGGTTAAGGACTCCTTTGGCGGGATAATACCAACATTCCGGGCCTTACTGGGTACGATCTCACCGTTGATGGTCGGCATCGGTGCGCTGTCCGCCGCAACGGGTGCGCTGTTCTATGCCTGGTACCAGGGCTCATCCACACTATCTGACTTCAACAAAACGCTGGTACTGTCGGGGAACACGGCCGGATTGACTGCCGATCGTATGTTGGCGCTGGCACGAAACGGCCAGGCAGCGGGGCTGACGTTCAATCAGACCAGCGAAGCCCTGAGCGAGCTTATCAACGCGGGGGTGGGCGCGAGTTCGCGCTTTGATGAAATGAGCCAGGCGGTGGCGCGATTTACTGATGCCTCCGGCGTGCCGGTGGAAAAAGTCGCAGCCGCATACGGCAAGCTCACTACTGACCCTACATCAGGCCTGATCGCGATGGCTCAGCAGTTCCACAACGTTACGGCCGAACAGATTGCCCATGTGGCACAGCTGCAGCGTGCCGGTGATGAGGCTGGCGCACTGCAGGCGGCTAATCAGGCTGCTACTGCCGGATTCAACGATCAGACCAAGGCCATCCGCGACAATATGGGGACGATTGAGTCTTCAGCGGATTCCCTGAAGCGTGCCTTCAAGTCGATGTGGGATGCTGCACTTGATATTGGCAGACCTGACACCGCCCAGGAGATGGTGGCAAAAGCCCAGGCCGCGTTTAAAAAGGCTGATGAAATCTGGAATCTGCGTAAAGGCGATCATTATGTGAATGATGAGGCCCGCGCCCGGTTCTGGAATGATCGTGAAACGGCCAGGCTTGCGCTGGATATGGCGCAGCAGCAGGCTGGTATTGCCAAAGCGAACGAAGAGAATGCTTCCCGTGAAGCGGTCGCAGAGTCCGATCGTCAGAAATATGCCGCGCAGGCTCAGGCCAACTATGCCAAAACCCAAACTGCCCTTGAGAAATACACGGCCAGGCAGAGCGAGCTCAATAAGGCTCTGAAAGAGGGGCGGATCCTCCAGGCTGACTACAACATCAACCTGGCCGCCGCGAAAAAAGAGTACGAAGACACCCTTAAAAAGCCGAAGAAGACCCCGGCAATCAGAACCCCCGCAGGTGCCCGTGCCACCGATACGGCCAGTGCCCAGACGCTGGAGCTACAGACACAGCTGCGCACCCTGCAGGAGCATAAGAGCATCAATGACACCATCAGCCAGCAGCGTCAGGAGCTGTGGCGTCAGCAGTCCCGCTTTACGGTTCTGGAAGAGGCCGCGAAGACCCGAACGCTTTCTGCTGAGGAAAAATCCCTGCTGGCCAGTAAAAGTGAGGTGCTTTCCCGTGCGGAGCTGAATGCGAAGCTCGGCGATCAGATAGTGGCGCAGGAGCGGCTTAATCGCCTGCAGGATACGTCCCAAAAATACGTCACGCAGATCGGCGAGAAAACCCGAGCCCTTGCGGAAAGTGCTGGTATGAGCAGTCGTGCAGCACAACGTCGCAATGAAGAGGCCCAGCTTCTTCAGGGCTGGAAAAATGGTGGTGGTTCGGAGAACGATGCTGGTTATCAGAATGAGCTGCAGGCGCTGCAGGCGTATTACGCCGAGCAGGATAAGCTGCGGGACGACTGGCAGTCCGGAGCCAAATCCGCATGGGCAGATTATGTTGATTCTGCTTCAGATGCTTATGGCCAGATGAAGTCGGCTGCCACCAGTGCGTTTGATGGCATCGGGCAAAATATGGCTGACATGCTGACGCGCGGAAAGGCTGACTGGGCTGACTTCACCCGCTCCACGCTCTCCATGCTGACACAGATCCTGCTGAAACAGGCGATGGTAGGCCTGGTGGATTCAGCGACAACCGCGCTGGGATTTGCAGGTGGCGGTTATACCGGTTCAGGCGGGAAATATGAACCTGCAGGTGTCGTTCACCGTGGTGAATTTGTTTTCACCAAAGAGGCTACCAGCCGGATCGGCGTCGGCAATCTTTACCGGATGATGAAAGGGTATGCCACGGGTGGGTATGTCGGGGGCGGTGGTACAGGCCCGGCTGCAGCACCTTTCGGTGTCAGTGTATATGCCCCGGTGACGGTCGAGAATGCTTCCGGTAACGCACAGCAGCAAAACGACGGAGACAGGCTGGGTAAGGCGTATCAGCAGGTGATTAACAAATCTGTCAACGATGGTATCGCCAGGGCAATCCAGCCCGGTGGGCTTATCTGGAATGCGACCAATCGCAGGTAACAGTTATGACGATAGAAACATTCCCCTGGGGCATTAAGGTTTCCAGCCAGCCCACCGAGGGAAGCAAAGACACAGTCAGGAAGGTCCAGTTCGGCGACGGGTACGCACAGGTGAGCGGCTCCGGCCTGAATGATGAGATTCGTACCTATGAATATTCCTTTTCAGGGGATCCGACTACAGCGAATGAAATTCACGCTTTCCTTCGGCGGCATAAAGTGAAGTCGTTTATTTTCACACCGCCTTTCGGCGATACCGCGCTGTGGCGTGTCGAGGCTGACACGCTCAAAAAGGTGGTTAAAAACGTAAAAGTGATAACCGTAACCGCAACGTTTGAACAGGCATTTGCACCATGAGTCTTAATGCTGATTATCAAAAACTCGAGCCGGGCAATGAAGTCCGGCTTTTTTCTGTCGATGGCACAGCGTTCGGTATGTCAGATGTACTCCGCTTCCACGCACATAATATCGCGCATACCCCGGAAGAGATTGAGGCTGCAGGCGGGGATGAGAATAAACTTCCGGCGAAGTCCATCTGGTGGCAGGGGGAGGAGTATAAAGCCTGGCCGTGTCAGGTTGAGGGTATTGAAGCGACTACGGACGGTACCAGTCCACAGCCAAAACTGAGTGTGGCGAACCTGGACAGCTCGATCTCAGCGCTCTGTCTGGCGTATGACGATCTGCTGCAGGCGAAAGTGAGTATCCACGACACGCTGGCACAGTATCTGGACGCCAGAAATTTTCCGCAGGGCAATCCCACTGCAGACCCGTCACAGGAAAAGCTGAAGGTCTTTTATATCGATGCCAGAAGCACCGAGACGGATGAATCTGTTGAATTTACGCTTTCCAGTCCGATGGATTTACAGGGCCAGATGATACCCACGCGGCAGCTGCATTCGTTATGCAGCTGGTGCATCCGGAACAAGTACCGGACCGGCGACGGCTGCGACTATGCCGGAACGCGCTATTTCGACAAAAACAATAATCCGGTTGACGATCCATCGCTGGATGTCTGCAACGGCACGCTGACGGCCTGCAAGCTCCGGCACGGAGACAGCAACGAGCTGCCGTTTGGCGGTTTCCCCGGTACATCTCTTATCAGGAGCTGATATGCGCCAGAAAACCATTGATGCCATCATGGCACACGCTGCAGCGGAATATCCGCGAGAGTGCTGCGGCGTGGTGGCACAGAAAAGCCGGGTTGAGCGCTATTTTCCCTGTCGTAATCTCGCAGCAGAGCCGACTGAACATTTTCACCTGTCCCCCGAAGATTACGCAGCGGCAGAAGACTGGGGGACGGTGGTGGCCATTGTTCACAGCCATCCTGATGCGACGACGCAGGCCAGCGAGCTGGATAAGGCGCAGTGTGATGCAACGCTGCTGCCCTGGCATATTGTGAGCTGGCCAGAGGGGGATTTACGTACCATTCAGCCACGCGGGGAGCTGCCATTGCTGGAGCGTCCGTTCGTGCTTGGCCACTTCGATTGCTGGGGTCTGGTAATGAGCTATTTCCGGCAGACCCACTGTATCGAGCTCCACGATTACCGGGTGGATTATCCCTGGTGGGAAAACGACTACCCGGACAATTTCTATCAGGAGTGCTGGTACGAGTGCGGATTCAGGGAGTTTGATGGTCCGCCTCAGGAAGGGGACCTCGTCATCATGCAGGTGCAGGCCGATAAGTGGAATCATGCCGGGATTTTACTGGAGGGTAACATGCTGCTGCACCATCTTTACGGGCATCTGAGTCAACGTGTTCCTTATGGCGGATACTGGCAGGAGCGCACAATGAAGATCGTTCGCTATAAAGATGTAATGGCAGGTGAAACATGCAGGAAGTAATGACCCGCATTGAGCTTGGCGGCGTGCTCGGGAAAACATTCGGTAAAGTTCACCATCGCCTGATTTCCCGCGTGAACGAAGCGAGTGTTGCGCTGGCAAAGACTATACCGGGCTTTGAGCAGTTTATGATTTCCAGCCAACGCCGTGGTCTCACTTATTCAGTATTCAAAGGGAAAAAGAATATTGGTGTTGATGACCTGGGTTACCCGGTCACCGGCGATGTCATTCGCATTGTCCCGGTGATTATCGGGAGCAAAAAGGCCGGATTACTCCAGACAATACTTGGTGCAGTTCTGGTTGCCGTTGGGGCGGTGCTTAATTTCACACCCTGGGCTGCGGCATCACCATTCTTATACAAATTCGGTGCCGCAATGATGATTGGCGGGGTTGTTCAGATGCTTTCCCCTCAACCAGCGGGGCTGGCCAGCAAACAGAGTTCAGATAACCGCGCCTCATACGCGTTCGGTGGAGTCACCAACACCGCCGCGCAGGGCTATCCGGTACCGCTTCTTTATGGTCGTCGGCAAATCGGCGGTGCGATTATTTCTGCCGGGATTTATGTCGAAGACCAGCAATAAATAAAAACCTCCTTTCAGGCCACCTCAGGGTGGCCTTTTTTATGGGCGCAATATGGCTACATCTACTCCGATTAGAGGCCGCAAGGGCGGCAGCTCCAGTTCACGCACCCCGACTGAACAACCAGACGATCTCCAGTCCGTAGCGAAAGCCAAAATTCTTGTTGCACTGGGAGAGGGCGAATTTGCAGGGCAGTTGACGGCGAAGGATATCTATCTCGATGGCACGCCACTGGAGAATGCAGACGGATCGCAAAACTTCAGTGGCGTGGCGTGGGAATTTCGTCCGGGGACTCAGGCACAAAAATATATTCAGGGTATCCCCGGCACAGAAAATGAAATCAGCGTGGGCACCGAAGTGTCAAGCACCACCGGCTGGACACATACCTTTACCAACACGCAACTGTCAGCCGTTCGCCTGCGCCTCAAGTGGCCATCGCTTTTTAAACAGGAGGATGATGGCGATCTGGTTGGCTATTCAATTAACTACGCTATTGATCTGCAGACCGATGGCGGCACCTGGCAGACGGTACTTAATACCAGCGTAACCGGCAAGACAACTTCCGGCTACGAACGCAGCCATCGTATCGATTTACCACAGGCAGGCAGTACATGGACGGTGCGCCTGCGTAAGCTTACGGCGGATGCCAACAGCGCGAAAATTGGCGACACGATGACGCTGCAGAGCTACACAGAGGTTATTGACGCCAAACTGCGTTATCCAAATACCGCGCTGCTGTACATCGAATTCGACTCAAGCCAGTTTAACGGCTCTATCCCGCAAATATCCTGCGAACCGCGAGGGCGTGTAATCCGCGTTCCGGATACGTATGACCCGGAGACCCGCACCTACAGCGGCACATGGACAGGGGCGTTTAAGTGGGCGTGGACGGATAATCCAGCCTGGATTTTTTACGATCTGGTGGTGAGCGACCGCTTTGGGCTGGGCAATCGCCTGACGGCGGCCAATATTGATAAATGGACGCTTTATCAGGTCGCGCAATATTGCGATCAGCCGGTTCCTGATGGTAAAGGCGGTAGCGGCACTGAGCCTCGCTATACCTGTAACGTGTACGTGCAGGAGAGGAATGACGCCTATACCGTGTTACGTGATTTTGCGGCGATATTCCGGGGCATGACGTACTGGGGTGGCGATCAAATCGTTGCGCTGGCGGATATGCCCCGCGATGTGGATTACAGCTACACGCGTGCAAACGTGGTTAATGGGCGCTTTACCTATTCGGGCAGCACCACCAAAAGCCGCTACACCACAGCGCTGGTTTCATGGTCAGACCCGGGTAACGCTTATGCCGACGCGATGGAGCCGGTATTTGAGCAGGCGCTGGTGGCGCGGTACGGCTTCAATCAGCTGGAAATGACAGCCATCGGCTGCACCAGGCAGTCAGAGGCGAACCGAAAGGGGCGCTGGGGTATTCTCACCAATAACAAGGATCGCGTTGTTTCGTTTGATGTCGGGCTGGACGGAAACATTCCGCAGCCGGGCTACATCATCGCCGTGGCAGACGAGCTGCTTTCCGGAAAGGTTATGGGCGGCCGCATCAGCGCCGTTAACGGTCGCGTTATCAAACTTGACCGCGTAGCTGATGCAGCACCAGGTGATCGCCTTATTCTCAACCTGCCTTCCGGAGCGTCGCAGAGCAGGACCATTCAGGCCGTGAACGGGGAATCAGTCACAGTCACCACGGCATACAGTGAGACGCCACAGGCCGAAGCTGTTTGGGTGGTTGAATCTGACGAGCTTTACGCGCAGCAGTATCGTGTTGTCAGCGTTTCCGATAACAATGATGGCACTTTCTCGATTACCGGCGCATGGCACGACCCGGATAAATATGCCCGTATCGATACCGGAGCCATCATTGACCAACGGCCGGTGAGCGTGATCCCGCCGGGCAACCAGTCGCCGCCTGCGAATATCGTGATCAGCTCGTTTTCCGTGGTTCAGCAAAATATCAGCGTCGAAACAATGCGCGTGAGCTGGGACCAGGCGCAGAACGCTATCGCCTATGAAGCGCAATGGCGCCGCAACGACGGGAACTGGGTTAACGTGCCGCGCACCTCCACCACGTCATTCGACGTCCCGGGGATTTATGCCGGGCGCTACCTGGTGCGGGTGCGCGCAATCAATGCCGCAGAAATTTCATCCGGATGGGGCTATTCAGAAGAGAAAACGCTGACGGGTAAAGTGGGCAATCCACCGAAGCCGGTTGGCTTTATCGCCTCTGAAAACGTGGTGTTCGGTATCGAGCTGAACTGGGGATTCCAGGCGAATACCGACGACACGCTGAAGACGGAAATTCAGTACAGCCTGACCGGTACTGAAGACGATGCCATGCTGCTGGCCGATGTGCCTTACCCGCAGCGCAAATATCAGCAGATGGGCCTTAAGGCTGGGCAGATTTTCTGGTACCGCGCGCAGCTGGTGGACCGCAGCGGCAACGAATCAGGGTACACAGAATGGGTGCGAGGACAGGCCAGCATCGATGTTTCCGATATCACAGATGTGATTCTGGAGGAAATTAAAGACTCCGATACGTTCAAAGACCTGATCGAGAACGCGGTGGACAGCAATGAAAAAATTGCTGGCATGGCTGACGACATCAAACAGGCCAACGATGAACTTGAGCTCCAGGCGCAGGAAATCGCAAAAAACGCGCAGGACATTGGGCAGGTTCAGACCAGTGTTAATGAGCTTTCGAGCACGGTCGGTGATGTATCTTCCTCTCTATCAGATCTTGAGCAGACCGTCGCAACGGCTGATACCGCGCTGGGCCAGCGAATCGACAGCATCAGCGTGTCTATGGACGGCATGACGGGCGGGGTCAAGAACTCAGCCATTGCCATTATCCAGAACGGGCTGGCGCAGGTGGCCACACGCAAAAGGCTTTCCGCGACGGTCGCCGGTAACAGTGCGCAGCTGGATCGTATTGATGAGGTAATCGTTAACGAGAAGGAGGCAACGGCGCGCTCTCTGCTGAGCCTGCAGACGGATGTCAACGGCAACAAGGCATCCATAAACAGCCTGAATCAGACGTTCTCCGACTATCAGCAGGCAACGGCCACGCAGATAAACGGCATTACGGCTACGGTGAACGGGCATACCTCAGCCATCACCACCAACGCTCAGGCTATAGCGAACGTAAACGGCGACCTCATCGCGATGTACAACATCAAGGTTGGTGTCTCCAGCAACGGGCAGTATTACGCCGCGGGGATGGGTATCGGCGTGGAGAATACGCCATCCGGCATGCAGTCGCAGGTTATCTTCCTGGCTGATCGCTTCGCCGTCACCACGGCAGCCGGAAATAGCGTGGCTTTACCGTTTGTGATCCAGAACGGGCAGACATTCATCCGGGACAGTTTCATCCAGGACGGCACTATCAGCAACGCAAAGATTGGTAATTTTATCCAGTCGAACAATTATGTTGCTGGTTCTGCTGGCTGGAAGTTGAATAAAGCTGGAGATGCTGAATTCAACAACGTAACTGTCAGAGGTACTGTATACGCTAGCAACGGATCTTTCACAGGTACAGTGTATGCAACCAACGGTAGATTTACTGGAACAGTGGAAGCAAGTTCGTTTATCGGTGATGTTGCAAACATGTACACAGGATCTGACGTTAGTAGATTAAATAATGGGGTACTCGAAAAAACAATCACATACAATGACACATCTGACGCAGCACATAGCAGACATATCTGCGTTATGGCAAACGTAAAAGGTTTTGGTGGGTGTACAATAAACATTAACGGTTCAGAGAAAAATCTTTCCGTTGATGGCACCGAGCGCCTTGTGATGCACTCATCAGCAGTATATAGCAGGTGGGTTACAGTGAAAATTAGAGTATCTGCTCAAAATGGTATGGGTGCGTATATAAACTCACCGACCGTCATAGTGTCGCGCGGTTCAGGTTCATTCTCTGAATAAACAAAAACCCCGCTTCGCGCGTGGTTTTCTTTTTAGTAGTTAGCTACACAGTTGGACGGGCTACCGATGCGGCGCATATTGTGATCGAGTTCATGACACCATTGACCAGTATAAGGCAGTTTTTCAGTGTCATAGATTAAAGAACCGTTACCGTCACGGTCTAAAGGTTTTGGAATAACACCGGAATTAGGCTTTCCTGTGTCCAAACCAGTACCGCAAGCAGATAACAGAAATGTTAATGTCAAAATTACAATAGAACGTTTTATCGGGACTCCTTTTAGGTTGTTGACAAGGTTCAATTTTAATATACTTGTTGTGTTGAGTAAGTCAAATAAAGTAGGAAATGTTATGGCAATTCGTTTACATGGTATTTTAGTTGATGGATTGAATAAACCAATCGTCAACGCAAACGTCTTCTTACTTGCACGAAGCCATTCATTTTTGATGGGGCAATAAATATCGCCAATGCGAACCTGAATATTGGTGATGAATTTTGCCAGATTGTTTATACCGGGGCTAACTGTCGACACGTTGGTGGTTACGGAAATATTAGGTATAAAGGAATTGTAATGACAGGTGGGAATGTCAGAGCAGAAAGGAATAAAGTAGTCGGCAATTATTATTTGGGTGGGTGGTCAATGGCATTTGATACAACTATAGCTATGCCAACACTGGCGTTGCCCAACATGTATTAAAAACCAATTCAGAAATTATTTCTGGTGAGGGTTATATACCTCTCCGGGCTTCATGTTGTCTAAATTTAGGAGTTGTTATGATTTATAGCACCGGAACTATCTCTATTAACGGAAATACCGCAACCGGCTCCGGCACAAACTGGACAGCTCCCGCCAGCCAGGTCCGCGCTGGCCAGACGATTATCGTGATGTCTAACCCGGTGCAGCTGTTTCAGATTTCATCCGTGAACAGCGCCACGTCAATGACGGTTACGCCAGCAGTTTCCCCGGCGCTGAGCGGCCAGAAGTATGGAATCCTTGTGTCGGACAATATCTCAGTCGACGGCCTGGCGCAGGCCATGTCACAGCTCATCAAAGAGTACGACGAGAATATTGGCGCGTGGGAGACGTTCGCCACCACCTCAGCAAACCAAAGCATCACAGTTACCATCAACGGCACCGCCGTAACCATCCCAGGCATCGGTAAACTTGCGCAGAAAGGGAGCAATGGTGCGCTTGCAATCGCTGACGGCGGGACCGGGGCAACGAATGCCGCAGACGCTCGCACAAAACTTGGTTTGGGAGAGGGAGCAAAATTAGGCGCAGCGGTGTGTGTGACCGGCTCTAC